TAGCATAAGAGTATGTTGGTATTAAATCTAATCCAGTATGTTCTTTCATTACTGGTAACATTTTAACCATAAGAGTTTCCATAGCAAAATCAGCATAACATGAATAAGTATTAGGTATTTGTTTATCGGTCCATGTTCCAAGTATTGGAGACTGTGAGTGTATGTTATGTTGATACATATAACTTGCTGTATCTCGTTTAAGTAAAAAATAGTTTAATATAAAATTAGCTAAATCGTATGATACAGCGTTTTTTATTACTTGATATTTTTTATCTTTAAAACTCATACCATCATACACTTTTGTAAAAAATTAAAAGACACTGATATTCTTATATCATTAGAATTATTAGGGTCAACACAATGCATTAACCAAGAGGGAAACATAATACATCTTCCAGCAATTGGCTCATAATGTGTTTCTCTAAATAATCGTGCAGGTTTTTCTCCATCTTTTTGTCTTGGTCTAGACATACAAGCAACTGATCTTGGATCATCTATTTTTAAATTTCCTGAATTTTTAAGTGCTTTAATATAATATACACCTGACCATAACGAATTAGGATGTTGATGTGCTCTGTTCATTCCACCTGGTGGATTTATATTAGCCCACATATTACCTAATACTGGTTCACTTTCATAATGTTCTTGTTCGTATATTGTTTTTTGACACGCATATAACATATCAACCAGTTTTTTAAATTGTGGTAACTCTGCCATATTAGTAGTTGAATGCCAACCCTGTACATTAGTTCTAACTATACCTTTATCTTGTTTAGACCAAGCTACAATATCTCTTTCTAATTCTTGATTAAGAGTTGGGTGTTCTATATCTGCAATATAGACAGGCGTTGGAAAATGTAAATCTCTATACATTATTTAAATGGTGTGCCTCCAAACCACATAACTAAAGATTTTCTATTACCACGTATTACGGGTGTCACTCGGTGTCTTATAAAAGATGCAAAAAATACTGCGTGTCCTTGTTTTATTTTTGCAACTTTACCTTCAGACATTAATTCTAAATCCCCACCTTCAAACTCATTCTCAGGAGATAACAAACAAGTCATAGATATTTTTCGAACCGGTGGTTCATTAGCCATGTTTACATCATTATCTACATGCCAATCATAAAATCCTCCTTCTGGATATTCTGTGTACTGTGCATATTCTGTAATTGTCATTCCATCAAAACCAAAATGATTACCATTAGTAGTTTTCATAATTGTTTCTATGTCTTTATACATATCTGTCATTTTTTTAAATGGTATCCAACTTATATGTGAAGTTCTTGTTTTAGTATCATGGACTCCACCTTTAATTCCTTGATTACCTCCAATATGTCCATCGTTTTTAGGTTCGCTTCTACCTGCTTTAATAATTATTTGACATTGTTCAGGTGTAAAGATTGGTCGTGTTGTCTCAACTATGTAAGATTTCCAACGTGGTTCTGTTATCATATTAATATCCGTATTCTACCCATCCCGTTATTATATATTTGTCATTCGACAGAGGGGGATTGCCTCTATGAACGTGTGTAAATTGTGAAGGCCAAACTAATAGTGTATTTTTTTCAGGTTTAAACCTACATTTTTGATATAAAAATTCTGTCTCTCCACCTTCTGCAACATCATTAAGATAAACACTAAAAGCTAGTATTCTATTTCTAGCTTTCATTTCAGCATTTTCACAATGCCACATATGATAACCTTCTCCAACTTTAGTTTTTTGTATCTTTACTTCTAATATATTATGTGTAGCCAACTTTTTTAAGTATGAATATTTTTGAACATACAGAGGATACACATCTTTAAAAAACATATCTATAAAAGGTTTGTTATTGTAAGTCATGGGAACATTAGTATCTCTTATAGTATCGATTGCATGATCTGATATTAACGTTTCATCTACTTGTCTTGGATACACTGCACCTTGTTGTTCACATTTATTAAAATAGTTTGTGTAATCATTTATCAATTCATTAGACATAAAGTTTTTAAATATACCTATATGATTATCTATGTAATATTGTTTATCCATTATAATGCACCTCTATTTTTTATTGGATCAAACTGTACATCACAGTTTGCAGCAAGAGTTCGTCTAGTCTCAGTGGTCCCATTAAATGGATATACTGTATGTCTCATATCATAAGGAAAAATATAAAAATCTCTAAGGTCCATCGGTGGTTGATAATCTATCTTTGCAAACTGACCATTAGCTGCACCTAATATCTGTAATCTACCATTTTGTTTTATGTGTCCTGCTGAGTATTCTTTACCATATGTTGATGGCAATTTTAAAATCATTACACTTGATAGACCTGTAAACAACATACCTCTATGAATATGTGCTGGATTGTATTCGTGTTGTTTCATTTCGTTAACCCAAATAGAATTAAGATGTAGGTCGTAATCTTTAATTTTATTAAATGTTAAATAATGTTTAAACACAGTCATAAAATAATCTGTAACATTTTTAGGCAATACATTATGATTTTTCATTTTTGTTTGATCAACCCCTTGATAAAACAATGAGTGTTCATTTTTTATCTTACCTACTAACTGACTATTAGCAGGTGTAAGGTTATTAAAATTTTGTTCGTATATTTGATTAATCGTAATAAATATATCAAAAGGCACTTGATACTTTAAAACAGATTGACCTAAAAATATAAAATCAAACTTTAGGTTTTCCATGTTGTTCAATTTGTTCTTTCTCTGTGTAACTGCTTTCTAATTCACCAGATTTTTTAATTCTTTGTAATGATTGTAGTTGTCCCATTACATTAAACACCTCAGCTTCACTAGAATTTGCATTTAAACTTTTTGCTTTTTCGTGATATTGCATACCATAAGATTCTAACTGATGTTGATTAACATCTTTGTCATTAAACGATCCATCATTAAATTCACCTTTTAATTTAGACCACATTTTAATTTCTCTCATTCTATGTTTAGCAACTTTTTCCATAGAAGCTTTACCAAATATAGCTTCGTCTAAATCTATTTTATATTTAGTTTTTTTATATTCATCTTCTTCTTTTTCAACTTTACCTTCTAACCATTTAATCTTTGCTTCGTTTCTTCTATAATCAAACGATAAGGTCATTAGGTTATCTAAGTATGATGACTGTTCTCTAACACACTGCCAATATTTTGATGCTTTGGTTGGATATCTATTATCTTGTAATACAGAAAACCTTGCTTCTGTTTCTGTTCGAAACATTTGTTTCTTGGTCCAAGTGTCTCTAAGCTCGTCTACCATACCTTTAAAAGATGATAGATCTTCTTGTGTTAATAGATTATTTAAATGTGGTTCTTCACCTTGTATTACTTCTTTAACGTCTTTTTTCATAGCTTTATCCTTTATAGTTGTTTCTTATATATACTATCTAAAATATATTACAAGTCTTATGAGTCGGTAAATGTTTTTGTTACAGGGCCTGGGCCTGTATATTCAAATGTTGTTGCTGTTGGAGAAGTCGATGTTGCACCACCAAAAGTTATTCCAGCAGTAGATGTTCCTGCTCCAGCTCCATAAGCTTTTGCTGCAGGCATGTTTGTGTCATTAGTCCAATTAGTCCCATTCCAAGACTCTGTTGCTGTTAAAGTCGAAGGGCCTGATGGAGCTTGTCCTCCCATGGCTAAAGCTGCTGTTGAACTTTCTATTGTAGCCGCTCTAGTAAATCCACCAGTATTAAGATCGTTAACTTCAGTCCAGTTAGTTCCATTCCAAAGTTCTGTACTGTCTTTTGATCCAGGTGTTCCACCAAATGCAACTGTTGCAGTGCTTGTTCCAGAACCTGTTAGGTTATGTTTTGCTTCATTCATACTATTAACTGTAGTCCAATTAGTTCCATTCCAAATTTCTGTGTTTGCAAAATCAGAAGAATTGTCTGGACCAATACCTGCAAAAGCCAAAGCTGATGTACTATCTGCTCCTGATCCTCCTCTATATTTACTTGCACTATTTAAATTGTTAACTTCAGTCCAATTAGATCCATTCCAAAGTTCTGTTTCATTTTTTGGATTAGGTGATCCACCTTCTCCACCAAAAGCTATTGCTGAAGTTTGAGTTCCTGTTGATCCTACACCATTTCTAGAAGCCATATCACTAACTTCAGTCCAGTTAGTTCCATTATAAGATTCTGTTGCTCCTGTATTTGGCGGTTGACCAGCAAAACCTAACGCTGCTGTTTGAGTTCCAGCACCCCCTAAAGAATTTCTTGCTGTATTCATGGTTCCACCTGTAGCCCAAGATCCTGTAGTTGTAGCTGCTAATCCTTTTAAAGCATTATCAGTTGTATTATACCAAACTTGTCCTTCGACAGGATTTGATGGATCTGTTGATACTACTTCTATTTGTGATCCGCGTATTTCTTTATATGTTGCCATAATTAATCCGTACTTACCGTTTTAGTTACTGTTGTTGAACCACTCCACTCTTCTGTTGCTGCGGAAGCACCAGGTGATGCTTCTCCACCAAAAACTACTCCTGAAGTATTGTCTGCTCCAGCTCCACCTAATTGTATTCTTGCAGTGCTTAAATCTGCAACTTCAACCCAAGCAGCTCCATTCCATTCTTCTGTTTTAGCTGTAAGAGGGTTACCTCCTGCACCTATAGCTGATGTGTATGTACCAAATCCAGCTAAAAATATTCTTGATGTATTTAAATTATTAACTTCTGTCCAATTAGTTCCATTCCAACTTTCTGTATTTCCAAGTGCTCCGCTTGGATTTTGTCCTCCAAATGCTAAAGCTGCTGTATTTAATTTTCCTGAAGATCCTAAACCTCTTCGGGCAGTATTTAAATCTCCAACTTCAGTCCAACTGCTACCATCCCACTTTTCTGCTAATGCTGAATAAGGTGGTTCATCTCCTCCAAAACATAAAGCATTGGTATTACTTGATCCTGCACCACCGGGAAGTTTTCTAGCTGTATTTAAATCTGTAGTTTCAGTCCAACTTGAACCAGCCCAAGACTCTGTTTTTCCAGTTATAGGTGGTTCCCCACCAAAAGCTAGTGCTGATGTTTGAGTTCCAGCAGATGAAAGAGCTAGTCTACCTGTAGTTAAATCTCCAACCTCAGTCCAGTTTGTTCCGTTATAAGATTCAACTAATGCATTAGGAGATGAAGATCCCCCTATAATTAAAGCAGCTGTTTGAATTCCAACTCCTGTTGTTTCTTTTCTAGCTGTGTTTAAACTTCCACCTGTAGCCCATGCACCGATCGGTGCACCTGCACCTGTCCAGTGTTCTGTTACTGCTGTAATTGGAGCTACTTCTCCACCAAAAGCTAATGCAGATGTACCACCAGATCCAGCACCTCCTAAATTTCTTCTTATTTGAGACATGTCATTTTGTTCTACCCAAGATGTTCCATTATAAAGTTCAGTTTCAGCTGTTCTTCCTGGAGGCACCGGTTGATCTCCTCCAAAAAATAAAGCAGTTAAAGCAGAAACTTTTGATGAGTTTCCAGTTCCTCTGGGTTTATTTAGTGTTGCAGGTACTGTTGTCCAAGCAGAACCATTCCAAGACTCCGTTGCTCCAGAATTTCCAGGACCACTAGGAACTTGTCCACCAAAAGCTAACGCTGCAGTGACGTCTCCTGTACCACTTAATTCTTGTCTTCCTGTATTTAAATCACTTACTTCAGTCCAGTTACTTCCATTCCACTGTTCTGTTAATGCTGAATAACCTCCGTTTCTTCCACCAAAACCTAATGCTGCTGTAGAAGTACCACAACCAATTAACGCTCTTCTTGCTGTGTTCATATCAGTAGTTTCTGTCCAATTACTTCCGTTAAAAGATTCGTTTATATTTGTATCAGTTGTTGATGGAACCGAACCAGTATTCCCACCAAAAGCTAATGCTGCTGTGGTCGTACCTGATGCTCCTAACATACATCTAGCAGTGTTTAAATCTCCTGTTTCTGTCCAACCAGATCCATCGTAAACTTCAACATTTGCAACTGTTGCTGGGGTTGCAGTAGTTCCTCCAATTGCTAATGCAGCTGTTTGAATACCTGTTGATCCTAAATATGCTCTAGCAGTATTTAGGCTGACTCCTGAAGACCAGCTTCCAGCTGATGTTACATTGTTTGCATCAAACTTTAAGACATTAGACGTCGCATTATACCACACCTCTCCCACGATCGGATTATCGGGATTAGTCGTATAGTTCCGAATTTTTGTGCCATGTATTTCTTTATACTCAGCCATTTAATTTTTAGTCCTCTAATGTTATGTCAGTAGGTCTTGTGTTAGACTCTACTGCTGGTGCTTTTTCAGCATCAGGTAAAGCGTCCCACGCAGCTTGTGCTGCTTGAACCTCTGCATCAACAATCGCTTGTGCTTCATCTCTTGTTTTTACAGTACCTGCAACTTTAGCAATCCAAAGATTACCGTGTTTATTGTATGCAGGAACTTGCCAAACATTTCCAGGATAGCCAGCAAACGTGATTCTTTGAGATTCAACGTGATCGATGAAACCCTTTCCCCAGTTTTCTGCTACACAGTATTGATATGTTTTTGCCATAGTTTTCTCCTTTTATTAATCAGTTAATACCTTAGTTGTACTTGAAGGTACAGACCATTCTTCTGTTGCTCCAGTGCTTGGAGGAACATCTCCACCAAAAGCTAGAACTGCTGTGCTAGAATAACCAGATCCCGCCAAAGCATATCTTCCAGTATTTAAATCATTTTCTTCTTTCCAACTAACACCATTCCAATCTTCTGTTCTTCCCGTTGGAGATACTGGAGCACGTGCACCAAAAAGTAAAGCCGCTGTGTTATTTGGTCCAGTTGCTGCTGCAGCTTTTCTTCCAGTGCTTATATTGTTTACTTCTGTCCAGTTTGTTCCATTCCAAGACTCACAGTTAGTTGGCACCGCACCAGGATCTTCTTCTCCACTCATGTATAGTGCAGATGTTGATATACCAGCAGCTGCTCCAACAGATCCCTCAGGTCTAGTTAAATCATTTACTTCTGTCCAGTTAGTTCCATTCCATAATTCTGTTAGATCTGAAGACGCTGTACCAGGAACATATCCTGCAACTGCTAAAGCAGCTGTTGAAGTTCCACATCCTGCTAAATACTCTCTTCCAGTGGTTAAATTATTGACCGCTGTCCAGTTAGTTCCATTCCATAATTCTGTTTGTTGTCTTGGAGAAACATTTCCACCAAAAGCTAAAGCAGCTGTAGAAGAACCAGCTCCAGCCAGTACACCTCTTCCTGTGTTTAAATCGTTAACTTCTGTCCAACTAGTTCCATCATAAAGTTCTGTTTGTTGTTTTGGAGATGTATTTCCAGCAAAAGCTAAAGCAGCTGAGGGACTGGTTCCCGCTCCTGCAAGACCATTTCTAGCAGTATTTAAACTTCCACCTGTAGCCCAACCACCTTGTGCTACACCGGCACCTGTCCATTCTTCTGTTGCGCTTAAAGAAGAACTTCCAGGACTTGGGTTTCCACCAAAAGCTAAACCAGAAGAATTATCTGCTCCAGCACCACCTGCGTATTTTCTACTCTCTATTAAATCTCCTTGTTCTGTCCAACTAGTTCCGTTCCAAACTTCTGTTACTGATCCAGGTGAAGGTGGCGCACCACCAAAAACTATACTAGAAGTATATGTTCCAGCTCCTGTTAAATTTATTCTTCCACTATTCATATTTCCAAGTGTTGTCCAATTAGTTCCGTTCCATTGCTCTGTACCATCGGGATCACCACTACCTCCAATACACAGTGCTGCAGTATTTAATTTTCCATTTCCTGCTTGATTAGCTCGTGCTGTATTTAAAGTATTAACTGATGTCCAGTTAGTTCCATTCCATGTTTCTGTTGCATCTGATCTTTCAGGTCCTGACGGAACACCACCACCAAAAGCTAAACAAGCTGTATTATCTGCTCCTGCTCCTCCTGGAGTACCTCGAAAAGTATTCATGTCATTTACTTCAGTCCAGTTAGTTCCATTCCATCTTTCTGTTGCAACAGGTGTAGTGCCTGGAGGTCCACAAAAAGCTAATGCTGATGTGTTAGTTCCTGCTGCACCCATAGCTGATCTTGCAACTTGTAAATCTCCAACCTCAGTCCAATTAGTTCCATTATAAGATTCTGTTAATGCTTGAACAGGAGGATCAGAATTTCCACCAAACGCTAAAGCTGCTGTTTGTATACCAACTCCTGATAAAGCAAATCTAGCAGTATTCATAGAATTACCAGTTCTCCACGAACCAGATGATGATACATTTGGATATTGATATTTAAAATCTTTGTTAGTGCTATCGTACCAAAGTTCACCTTCCACGGCGCCTGGATAATTACCAGCGTAGTTGACGACTGCCGTCCCAACTGTCTCTTTATAGGTAGCCATAATTATTTAGCCTTTAACAACCAACCTTGAGTAGAGTCTGTAAAGACTAATGTGTTTGCGGCTCTTTCAACTGAAACTGTAAGATCTGCTGCCGCTCCATTAATTTTTGAACTATTTCTTCCAATAGTTAGAGCATTAGTATCAAAAGTACCCGCATAGTCTATAAACGAAACTTCATCTCCGATTGTTGGTGATGATGGTAGAGTTAAAGTAAACGAACCACTAGTTGTATTACAAAATACACCTTGTCCAGCTGCTGCTGTAAAGTCCCCTGTTTTAACTGCTTGCCACGATGTACCACCACCAATGTATGTTTTAATATCGGTCATTGCAACTTGGACCATTGTACCATTGTCGTTTAGTACAACTCTGTCCGCATCTGCAACTGTTGTTGAAGTAGCTGATGTGTT